AAAGATCTTGGACCTAAGATAAGATCATTATTTATACCCGAGGAAGGCCATAGATGGGGTGTATTCGACTATTCTCAACAGGAGCCTAGGTTGGTGGTGCATTATGCATCTTTATACAAATTACCTTCTGTCTATGATGTTGTTGATTCTTATAGCAATGACTCTAGTGCAGACTTTCACCAGACTGTTGCAGACATGGCAGACATACCAAGGTCCCAGGCAAAGACAATCAATCTTGGTCTATTCTATGGTATGGGTAAAGCTAAATTACAGGCAGAGCTTGGTGTAACAA